GTCGTATTAAGATATTACAATCCTTATATATTTCTTTCTGACTTTGCATTACATTAGCGTTCAACCAAACATCAAAGCCTACATAATTTAGACTGTTTTGATATTCTGTTACTGCTCTCTCAAAGGGGTTTCTTATAACCCCTATCTTGCACTTAGCAGATTCCAGAAATAAATTCTGACTCATAACTAAGCTCCCTTGCTAATGCTTTGCAATCATCTATTGCGTGTTCTCTTTCTTTAGGGGACAAGTCATTCAACCCATCCAACTTATCAAGTAAGGCTTTTAATTTAATTGCACAATCAATTCTGTTGTGTGTCACTTAAAGTTCCTCTTTAGAGAAGACAACTTGTCTTCCAATCCAGCTAGTTTTTCAACTTCTAAGTCTAACGTCTGAATGATATCTCCATGTTCTGCTAGTCCGACATGCGAACCTAACAGCACTTCTATATTCATTTTGTGTGCTTCAATGCAACCTTCGTAAACTTTTACAAGTGCATTAACTAATCTATCTCTATAATTGCTCATCCTAATAATCCTATAACAAAGTTCCTAATGAACCTCTCTCTATGTTTTCCTACATCAAATGCCGCAAACATTAATAACGGTGTTAATGGTAATGCCATTAATGACACTCCCATGGTAACGATTTTCTTATGCCTAAGGACAGGATTGTTTTTATCTGTTAGCACAGCAACTCTAAAAGCAGGTAGAACCAGCTTCCATATTACTATGAACCAAGCAGACAGCCAAAAGGCTATTAAATAATCCATATCTTTTCCTTATGCTCATTTTATTGAGTTCTTTACAAATATTGTTGTAAATGTTTTAAACTACCAATCGAGTAGGCTGGTAGTGGGTAATACTTACCTGCAGAAGTTATGTGAGGAAAGAAAGTTTTACTTAATAAACTTTGGTCAGTACACTCTATGGTATAGACTAAGTATAATTTATAACCTCTTTCTTCTTCTCCTTCAGGCTGTATTTCTCTTTGGATAGTAGCTGGGTAATTCTGATGAATACACCAAACTTTTTCTCCGATTTCAAACTCATCTGCCATACATTGGTCTGGCAAGATTGCGTTTCTTCTTCCGTCGTAGTCAGTCATGGAGAGTTTCTGAGGCACTCCTAGTCTTTCTATAATTCCTTTAATAAATGCAGGTGAGCGATAAAGCGACTTAGCTATATCAGATACATTAAATCCGTCTACATACATCTGAACTGTACTCTTTATCTCTTGTGGGTCTGCACCTTTTCCTTTGTTCTGTGCCTTTCTTAAAGCACGGAATCTCATAGTCTCGTTATGTTCGACTATGATTTTGTTTAATCTTGTAGTGTTGTAGGCAATGTTTAACATGCCACACGCTTCTTTTTTAGTTATAGGCTTCTCGCCTTCTAGTAATTCTATTACTTTACTTATATTCGCTTCCGCTAAGTTCTCGTGCTTCTTTATTCTCATTCTCTACCCCTAGTAATATGATTGCATAATGCAGAATCTTTAATAAGTCCTGCTCGTTTCTTCCATCTTTCTTTCCATAGCGTTGGGCATACTTTATAATGTTGCCTAGGCAGAAGCCTTCGCCATGACCAGCATCGAAGATGAACTCGGTTGACTGGATTTTATTCATACTGTAGTGACTATCATAAGTATTTAGTATGTGATTCTTTAGCATGTTTAATGCTACTCTTTCATTAAACTTGTCGTTATTATATTCTGTCATTTACTTCTCCGTTGTAAAAAATCCTACTTGTACTAATCTTCCTGTTTGTTTGTCTTTGCCAAAAGAAGCATTGAAAGGAGCATGCCAATACTTTGCAGGATAAATAACGCATCTGTTATATACATTCCCAACATAAGTATGCAACTCCCAGTCTTTACTGTTGCTTTTCCACTCACCTTTGAACCCAGCATTTCTGTCTATTTTTAAATCTTCTGACTTCTCTATTGAACCTGTTACCTTACTTCTAAAGAGTGCTGTGCCTGTAGTAATGTCGGCTGTCGGTTGTAAATAAATTACACACGCCCATGCCTGACCATCTACACTTTCTGTTGTTCTCTCTAAATATCCTGAACAGTCATGGTGAATCCAGTTAAGAAACTCGTTCTCTTTCTTTATCCCAAGAGTAAACGCTCCATTGGAGTTTTTGTGAGGAAAGTAAGTTATCTGCTTCCCTATAGTTTTCTCTAATCTGTTCTTTAAGAATAGTCGGTTCTCACTAGAGTAACTAGACAAAGTCCTATCTCCAGGAAATGCCATCTTCTTTCCTCGCCTTCCAGGATAGTAAAAAAGTTTTAGTGCTTTTTCTCTAACCTCGTCTGGGTTTGGATAGAAGTTATCAACTATGTGTACTGTCATGCTTTGTGAGTTCGTCTATTACTTCAAGTCCGCCCTCTAACTTAGCTAGATATTCTTTCTTCTTAGCAAGTTGAGCCTTTAGATTGACAATATCGTTCTCGACACCTGACATCTGTGCTTCTAAGTTTTGTTTTAGTACTTGACTATGTTCCATTGTTTCCACTGTTGGTTCTTTTACTCCTATTAGTTGGTCTAAAAAGTTTGTTTTAGTGCTTCTTGCCATTTAATCTTACTCCATTTAGCATCTGGTATTCATCCCCATTGCTCTTTCTGACCACTATTGGTCGTTTTAATACTTGAAACTGCGCGTACTCTAATAACTTCTTATTGATTTCTTCGTCTGATGTTCCTTCTTTAAACATTAAGGCACCTTTGCCCACTTTTACTTTTATCATCTTGTTATTCTCTTTTCATAGTCTGCGTAATCTTCATTCCACCAGACTGGCTTATCTCTGTACTTCCACTCGGCAAAGGTTGCTTTGTCTAGGTGGTAGTAATCTCGATACGATTGTATAACATCATCTTCGTTTTTTAACTCATCAGGCATAGCCATAAGGAAAGGAGTCTGTCCTAACCTAGGCATATTCTTTGGTTCAGGTAGTTTGTTTACTACTTCTACGATAGACTTATGCTGTTTTCCATAACGATAGTGGTACTCATCATTGAGCGCGTTAGCGTAACAATGAGCCCACTCAAAGTTATCCAAAGATGACCTAACCCAAATCGTGCATGGATGATTATACATCATCGGCAGATAAGGTGTAAGAGGTCGCTCTTCCATAGGAAGATGCTTTATCTTGGCTTTCTTACTGTTTAGTACTTCTCGTTCGTCCTTGTCAAGCGCACGAGGTACAAAGCCTAGTACTTCATCAACCCATATTGCTGTGCACAGTAACTGTGCTGCCTCGAGAGGCATTTTAACAATATGCTTGTCGACATGGTACTCGGCACATCTATCAAGGTCTTCATCTAAATAAAATAAATTCATCTATTTCCAACACTTGTAGACACCACATAATCCATCTGCATTTTCTGTAGTTCCACAGTAAGTGCATGGTTTATCTGATTTGGTTGGTTTATGTTTGGTTTCTGTAATTTTCATATGAGTATATTATACTAAAATTATCAGTAGATGTCAAGAACTATTTTGAGTTTATCTTATCTTTAGCTGTTCCAGCGTAAAGACCAAACCATGCAGCTCCTGCCCCTACTACAATCGAAATTAATCCCGACTGCTCTAATGTAGGTACATCTAATTCCATGAACCAAAAAGTACAATAGTATAATAAATACATATAAATACTTAAAAATGCTCTAGGGAATATTCTCCATGCGTCTACCATGTTTGATAACCATATCCATTTCTGCCATGGATTATCAGGCTCTTTTTCGTTCTCCATCTCCATAATCTTGGCTTTTAATTCACCAATTTCTGAAACCATTGCCATAAACTTATTAAGGTCTATTTCTACCTCATTCCTCGACATATCGCCTTGGAACTGTTCACTTGGTTGTGCCATATATTTCTCCTGGCTCCCAATCTAACCACTTACGCCTTCTATCCCCATGAGGTCCGCTGCTGTGCGGTTCACGGAAATGAAAAGATATTGATATTCGTGGGCTTAGAGTATCTACTTTATGATACTGCCTAGTAGGTATATACAAGAGGTCTCCATCGTCAAGCTCTATAGTCTCCAGTAATTTAGGAGTATAGGACTTGGGACGCATCTGCTTGTCCTCTAAGGCGAAGTCCTCGTACATATACCATCTTATCTTTCCACTTACATGGAAAAGAAAATTGTCTGTGGAGTCGGCATGAATAGGAAAACACTTGGCATCTTTCTGATTGGAACAGTATATATTAGCCTGTCCAATGCCATAGTGTTTTTCAAACTCTCTAGTCTGATTCCACATTGTTTTGTTTAAAAACTCGGAGATAGTAATAATGAAACTACTTCCATCTCTCCACAGTTTTAATAATTCGTCTCTTGTTCTTTTGTGTGGTGACTTCTTCTTACACCACTTAGTGCCGTCTGGCATTACTACTTGTAGCTGAGGCATCCTATCCCATGCCCCTATTTCGTACTGATTCAAGTAGTTATCGAACTCCTTCCAGCTATAATGCTCACTAAATATATTATCTTTAGACTTGATTACAAAATGTTTCTTACCTTTGTATTCTTTCAAGAAGCGTTCAAGTCCTATCGGCTGCAGTAATGTGTCTAAATCAAGACTTCCCATTGTTCTCCAGCTCTCTAATTATTTCGGCATAGTGCCACCATATCTCCATTAAGTCTTGTCTCCAGTGAGTAGCCTTAGCAAAACAATTATATCTTGGATGCCACGGCTGGTAACTAAGACCTGTTAAATGTAACTGCCACATATAATCTGCACTCATCTGTGGCTTCTTCCAAAAGTCGTGTCTGTCCTCTTTGGGAACATCTTCTGAGGGGTTGACTCCATCAAAACAATTCCATCGTGAGTCTAACCATTCTATATACTCTAGTGATTTGGATTGGTATGGCATACCTAGTTTCTCTCCGAACTCCCACTTATAACTTTTGCTAGTTTTTGCACTCCATTCTTCCATATCCTTTATGCTGTCCATGTATGGCTTTGCTTTCTCGCAATCAAATAACATCAGACTATCACACCACCAACCTCTAGGCTTTCCTTTCTCTGCACCTTTCTTGCCGTTGTCTTGTAGAGCATCCCATATAAATCCAAAAGGCTTGCCGTGCATTGGATACTCCCATAGATGTGCTATGTCTCTAAAGTTAATCATATCTACATCTGTGTATATAGCTTTCCCCTCAAAGTTGCATAGTTCTGGAACTGCATATCTAAAACAAGTAAAAGGTGTACCCCAGTATCTTCTATCCCATTTTGGAAACATTGATGGTCTCAAAAATGTTATCTCTAATTCGTATGCCGAACCGAGGTTTTTGCGTAGTGAGTAGAGATATATCTGTTCCATTAGATAATCTTCTTTTTCACTCGTACCTATAAATAATCTAATTGTATTTGACATATAATAACTTTGCTCCCGCTGACGCATGAATTGAGTGAAAAAATTTATTACCCACATATAGTCCATTGTCGGAATGTAAGGCATTATTACTGATATAATGTTTCGCCCAGTCAAACTGCTCATAGCTAGGAATATCCAAGCAATGCATGAGGTTGTTAAGGTCTTTTCCAATAACTATCGAAGTATGCTTTTTGTTTAATGAGAATATCTGCACTATTCCTTTGTTCGGTATCTGTACTGGAAACTTATCTTTTACTTCTAATGCAATTACTGCACTTGGTAATGTATTGTCTATTTTGTGTCGTAGTATCTCTAAGAACTCATTTTCATGGTTATACCACTTAGGATAAGTACATTTGTAATCGTCTAACTTGGGGTGTTTTTTATGCAGAGGAACTGCGTGCCAAAAGGGAAAGGTTGTGTCCCTCATATCAAGAGGAAAATCTAGAATATCTAGTGCTATCTTCTTAAGTTCACTATTTAATTGTGTAATCATTTAATATGGTGCTCCCGCACCTCTAAAGAATCCTACTATTATATCTCGTTTCCCAGATAGTAATGGTTTAGACTCATGTTCATGTATTGATGTAAATATTGTAAGAGAACCTTTCTTCCTAATCGTAGGGAAAGTGTGTCTAAAGGTTTCTCTTTGTTTTAAGAAGTCAGGAGGATAGTTACTATCTATGAAGACATCAGGAGTAGTATAACTTTCAACTATCTCCAAGTCTCCCCCTTCGTATTCTTTACTGTTGCTAAGTTGTATACTTAGGCTAATTTTTCTAGTAGTCATTCCTGTATGTATTTCTTTCAATCCAGGACGATAATCTCTGTGAGCTCTAAAGTGCATGCCTGGTTCATCATATCTAACCATGTTTATTTCATGCATCTTTCTCTCATCATAGAGATGAAACTTATATGTATTGTCGTTATATAAGTCTACTGCTTTCTTTAATCTGTCATAGAATGGGAACTCTATACGACTTCGCTTTTTACATTTGCGTATTTTTGAGTTGTAACCACTCCATCTTGTTGCTGCGTACGGCCACTTCCTATCTTTGTTTATCTCATACAGCTGTTCTATTTCTGCATCAGATAAAAAAGTAGGTATATGCCCTACTATATCGTGTTTTTTATGTACGCTTACTTCTAACTTCACTTACTTTCTAAGCGTTTAATTCTTTCTACTAATTCATGGTATCCATCAAAGCCTTCGATTCCGCACTTTGGATGAGCCCACGCCTCTAATTCTTCCACTCTAGTTTCTAGGTGTTGTACAATTAGTCTATCGACTTTTCTTTTTTGTCTAAACTTAGCCCACGCAGTTAATATATTCACAAGCTTCTTCCCATGCTTTTTTATTGGTACTTTTAATTG